CAAAGCAAGAGTTTATTAAAACTCTTATGACTATCATTCAGAACAAACCAACAGATCAATCTGACAGTATTACAGAACAAGTAATGCAACAGTTAGACAGACATCTTAACAATTAACTTTCAGCATGGTGGGTTATTTATTCCTATTCTTTTCAATTCCCACCATGTTTAATTTTTACCTGTGCTGGTATTCCACCTGCACAGGTAGGTAGTACCATCATCAAATCCCCACCACTATATATCCACACATCATAGAACGCTTATACTACATCTAGTAGTCCCATTGGGTTGCAAAACTCAAAACGCCTTTTTTTGCACCCCACACCCCCCTTTACTACTTTGTATAGTACAGAAGCAGCTAAAGACCAAGATTTGCACATACAGAACTTCCCACAAAAAGTTTTGAAAAAGGGGACCCAATTTGCTATACAAAGTCAATGGGAATTAATATTGAGGGGCTGACCCCCTTAGAACAAGAAGAGACATTAAAGAAACTCCTCTTGAGAAAAAAAATTTTAGAACTACAAAAAGATCAGAAAGAAGATTTCTTGACCTTTGTAAAATCTGTGTGGCCAGAGTTTATTGCTGGACGACACCATAAAATTATTGCAAAAAAATTTGAGGCTATCGCCTCCAAGAAAATTAAGAGACTTATTGTCAACATGCCTCCACGACACACGAAATCTGAATTTGCATCTTATTTATTTCCTGCATGGATGATGGGCCGTGAACCAAGGCTCAAGATAATTCAAACCTCTCACACAGCGGAACTTGCACAACGCTTCGGTCGTAAAGTCAGAAACTTAATTGACACCGAAGACTATCAAAATATTTTTCCTGGCATGGAATTATCGGCGGACTCCAAAGCAGCAGGTCGTTGGGAAACAAATCAAGGAGGCGAATATTTTTCTGCGGGTGTCGGTGGAGCAATAACAGGGCGTGGTGCTGATCTGTTAATTATCGACGACCCACATTCCGAGCAAGATGCCTTGAGCGCCACGGCGTTAGAGAATGCGTGGGAGTGGTATTCATCAGGTCCTCGTCAGCGTTTACAACCAGGTGGTTCGATTGTCATCGTGATGACTCGTTGGAATACAAAAGATATCACTGGAGAACTGATCAAGGCCCAAGGACAACCGAAAGCGGACCAATGGGACGTGATAGAGTTTCCAGCTATTATGCCGTCAGATAAACCTGTATGGCCTGAGTATTGGCAAAAAGAAGAATTAGAATCTGTCAAAGCTTCGATCTCTCTTGCTAAATGGAATGCTCAGTGGCAACAGAATCCCACAGCCGAAGAAGGTGCTATTATCAAACGTGAATGGTGGCAACCGTGGGAGAGTCCTAAGATGCCTGGTCTAGCACACGTGATACAATCTTACGATACAGCATTTAGTAAAAAAGAAACGGCGGACTATTCCGCTATCACTACATGGGGAGTCTTTTGTCCTGACGAAAAAACGCCGAATATAATTTTGTTAGACGTGAAGAAAGGTCGGTGGGACTTTCCTGAGATGAAAGAGATAGCCTATGACAGCTACAAGTATTGGGAACCGGAGTCCGTGGTCATCGAAGCAAAAGCATCAGGTACGCCGTTAACGCAAGAATTACGAATGCGTGGTATTCCTGTTATCAACTTTACACCAAGCAAAGGCAATGATAAGTTGAGCAGAGTAAACTCAGTAGCCCCTCTATTTCAATCTGGGGTCGTATGGTACCCAGAAGGGGAAGCTTGGGCGGAGGAGTTAATCGAGGAGTGTGCAGCTTTTCCTTATGGAGAGTATGACGACCTTGTTGACTCAACGACCCAAGCCTTGATGCGATTTAGACAAGGTCACTGGGTAGCGTTGGAAGACGATTTTAAGGACGAGCCAGTAGGCAAACGAAAAAGGGAATATTATTAATGGTAGATATAAACTCGGGGGTCGGTAAAAAAGCATTACAGTTTTTAAGATTGAATCCTGTTGTACAAGCAGTCGGCACAGCTTTGAGATCAACTCCTGTAGCCAACGCAGAGATTACATCACAAGACCTCATTGCGTTCTCACAACAGAAAGATGATGAGAAAGAAAAGCTACCTGCAAAAATTGATGACGATGAACCTAAGAAAGATCCAGGTGGTGGTGGTCCAAATCTACCTGAAGTAATCAATTGGTTATCTGCTTTAGACAACGAAGCATACAAAAAAAATTCTTACAATAATGATCAGTATCTAGATGCAGGGGCATCACTTGACTCAAACTTTTCCAATATCCGTGCTTATCTAAACATGCTTCCTGGCAATCAAGAAATTAAAACAGCAGACCTCTTGGGTGAGTTAAGAAGATTAGGTACAGATAAATATAACGAGACTCCTTTTGGTAAATTTTACAATCCAGCAGAATTAAGAGAATCAGGTTTTGAATTTTCACTGATGAAAATGATTAATCAAGATCCTAATTCAGCTATGACCACAACTGAATTTTTAAGCATGTTTGATCAAACAGATCCTAAAACAAAGTATCAAGGCTTTGAAGGTAGGATATCATCAACAGATGCTTTACTACAAAACTACCGTGTCGGTTTGGAAAACTTACAAGCTCAACAAGGAGGCACAAAAGAATTTAAAGATTTTAAATTTCAAATGAGTGAACTGTTAGAAAATCAATTTAAAAATTTAAATGATACTTTAAGAGGCATTCCTGATGATCAAGACAAGGCATCTTATGTTGGTAAGCAGATCGGCGACATAGGTCAACCGATCTATGATCAAATTAAAGCAAATTCAAAAAAAATTAAAAGACTTTCTCAAGGTGTTCTTCCTTTTAACAGAGTAGCAAGAAACAGAGACATTGCATATTTAGAAACACAAAATCAAGAGCTTAATAGTTTATTATCTGTCGTAAGAGGTATGGCTGAGAACACAGGGTTTGATACACCTGTTCAACAATATCTATCAGCAGGACAAAGTAACTACAGCTTGGGTGGCGGGAGAAACTATCAAGTTAAAGGATTAACTTTTAATCCAAGAGATGTTCCTGGATTTATGGAGGGGGTATCACAGAGCACTCACTTTTCTAGTCAGTTTAAAAATTTAGACTCCTTTCATGTTAGAAGTGCGGACTACAAAGATATATCAGGTTTAGATACGACAATCATACAAGAGGTTCAGTCTGATCAAGAAGAGCGTCGAAGAAAATCAAGAAGCTTTCAAGATCCATCAGCAGATCTAAAAATTAATAGGATTCAAAAAGAAATACAAGACTACACTCAAAACACTGTTTTAGCTGAAATGGATAAAAGAAATATTGATCAAAATGTTTTACGAGAAATAGAATTTCAATATGGAAAGATGATGAGCGAGTTTCAAGATGCAGTCAAAGAAGGCACAGGTAAAATAACAAACTTACCTAGTTTTGATAAATATATAAATGAATATTTAGCGAAGTCTCAATTAGAGGGTAATATTGATAAGACCAAGAGAGATGAGATATATCGTTTCTATAAAAGAATCAAACCTCTCTACAGTTTGAAAAATCAATTGTACAATGTGCAGAAAAAATCAGGAGGAGAATATAGCGTCAACATTCCTTACGCATCTAATCCTTTGGTTTACGCAGAGCAAGCCATATGGCAAACATCTTTAGATTCTTTAAACAGAGGAATAAACTATGTATCTTGGTTACCTGGAGAAGTTCAAACTCAAATTCAACACGGAGGCGGTGGTGGTACTAACTTTGCCAACACAGAAGAAGTTTTAGAAAAATATGGAAAACAAGCTCAAGGACACTACAACTTTTATGGTTCAGCAAAGAATCCTGAAAACAATACAATGTACAAAGCTGCAGAAAACGTAGTTAAGAAATACGATAAAATGGCGGAGATCTTGGGGTGGGAGAACTATGAATCTCCTGTTCTTTATGCACAAGGTAATAAATTTTTTAATCTTCAAGGGGATCAGTTTGGCTCGGGCAGAGAATATGAGAATCAACCTATGCTCTCACAAAACCAAACAAAAGGTAAAAACCCTAATTTGAAAGAGGGTTATGCTTTCATAGACTTCACACCTATGATAGAATCCTTAAACGAAGGTCAGAAAAAACAATTAGGTGGGATTAACTTAAACAACTTTCCGTCATACAAAGAAGGTGGACAAGTAGGAAGTCCTAGTTTAGTTTCAATAGAAGAGGTTATTAATGGCGATAGATAAAGGCATAAATCAAAACGAAACAATTGAAGTTGCAAAAGTTGGAACAGAAGTTCAAATGGATGGTCCTGCAACAGATGAAAGATTTTTAATTGAAGAGGACGGTTCTGCCGTCATCAATCCTGAACAGATACAAGAGGAGGTAGACTTTGGTTCTAACCTTGCAGAGTTCATGGAAGACGGTCAGTTGGACACGTTGTCAAATGAATTACAAAGTGAATACGAACAAGATAAAGTTTCTCGTGAAGAATGGGAACTAGGTTATACCAAAGGGTTAGACCTTCTTGGTTTTAAGTACGAGGAAAGAAGTAGACCTTTTGATGGAGCCAGTGGAGTTTATCATCCGTTACTCTCAGAGTCAGTGGTTCAGTTTCAAGCACAAGCTTATAAAGAAATGTTACCTGCTGGAGGTCCTGTTCGAACACAGTTAGTTGGTGTACGAACTCCTCAGTCGGAAGCACAAGCAGACAGAGTCAAAGAGTTTATGAATTATTACATTACAAATGTAATGGAGGAGTATGATCCTGAGATGGATCAAATGTTGTTTCACTTACCTTTAGCAGGCTCTGCATTTAAAAAAGTTTATTACGACGGAGCTATGAACAGAGCGGTATCAAAGTTTGTTGCTGCCGAAGATCTTATTGTACCTTACATGACAGCAGACCTAGAATCTGCTGAGCGTGTCACTCACATTGTTAAGATGACACAAAATGAAATTAGAAAACAACAAGTCTCAGGTTTTTATAGAGATGTAAAAATCAATCCTTACGAAGTTGAGGACGACATTCAAGAAAAGTATGATGAACTTGAAGGGACAAAAAAAGAAGAAAACTATCAAGATTATACTTTGTTAGAAATGCACGTTTTGTTAGACTTAGAGGGCTTTGAAGACGTTAATCAAAATGGTGAACCGACAGGAATTAAAGTTCCTTATATTGTCACTATTGATGAAGGTTCAGGGAAAGTTTTATCAATTTATAGAAACTTTGGTAGAGGTGATCCTCTCAAAAAGAAAACTCAGTATTTCGTTCATTACAAATTTTTACCCGGTCTTGGTTTTTATGGCTTTGGTCTTATTCATATGTTGGGTGGTCTCACACGAACTGCGACTGCCTCTTTACGTCAGTTGCTTGATGCGGGAACATTGTCAAATTTACCTGCTGGGTTCAAGTCTCGTGGTTTTAGAATAAGAGATGATGATCAACCGATTCAACCAGGAGAGTTTAGAGATGTAGATGCACCTAACGGTGTACTAAGGGACTCACTTCTTCCCTTACCCTACAAAGAACCGTCTGGCACATTATTTCAGTTATTAGGGTTCTGCGTTGATGCTGGCAGACGGTTCGCAGCTATTGCTGATATGAAAATGCCTGAGGGTGGTTCAGAGATGCCTGTTGGAACAACAATGGCTCTTCTTGAGCGGGGAACAAAAGTTATGTCAGCTATTCACAAAAGATTACATAACGCTCAAAGAATAGAATTTAAATTATTATCAAAAATATTTTCTTCTTACTTACCACCTAATTATCCGTACATGACATCAAACGGAGATAACTTTGTAAAGCAACAGGACTTTGATGAAAGAGTTGATGTTCTTCCAGTTTCTGATCCTAATATTTTTTCAATTTCACAAAGAGTAACGATGGCTCAAATGCAATTACAATTAGCTCAGAGCAATCCACAAATGCACAATTTATATGAAGCATATCGTAGAATGTATGAAGCTTTAGGTGTGCAACAAATTGAAACTCTATTACCTGTGCCTCCACAACCTCAACCTGAGGATCCTGGAGTTGAAAACTCAAAGGCACTCAAAGGTAGTCAGTTACAAGCTTTTCCTCAACAAAACCATGATGCTCATATAGAGGCTCATAGGTCGTTCATGTCCTCTCAACTTGTAAGATCTCAGGTAGCAATACTTGCGATCTTACAAGGACACGTTTCAGAGCACGTGTCTTTAGCTGCAAGAGCATCAATCATGCAAGTTGTACAACAACAGATCGCTCAATTGTCAGAACAGTATGGAGGTCAAATACCTCAGCAGGTACAACAACAGATTATGAATGAGGCGGAATCTCAAGTAGCACAAATTGTTGCTGTTATAACAAACAAAATGGTGCAAGAAGAAACAGAAGGTATGTCTCAACAAGCTCAAGATCCAATTATTGAATTAAAAAACAAAGAACTAGACTTAAGAGCAGCTGAAATTCAAAGAAAAGCTCAAGAGTCCATGATGCAATTCCAAATGGATCAGCAAAAATTAGATCAAGACAGAAGTCTAGCCGAAAATAAGTTGCAAAGCCAAGAGGATTTGACAGAATATAGGCAGGAAATGGCTATTAAACGTGATCAATTGAAGGCAGGTAGAGGATGAGCATGGGTCGTAATCCAACAAAACTGTCTAGAAAACAGATTCAACAGATTCAAAAGCTTGTAAAGAACCAATCTCGTCAAAAAAGACTGTCTCCTGATAACTATAAAGCAGCTTTAATGAAAAATTTAGCTTTGAGAGCAAAAAATGGCGGAAAAATGTCTGTCACAGCGGCCTTTAAAGAGGTAAAAAAGAACCCACCTAAAGTTTTAAGCAAAACGGCAAAAAAATATGGCAAAAAAAGAGCAGAAAAACAAAAAGTTGCAATCGCCCTCTCAAAAGCAGGAAAAACTCGTTCCAAAAGGGCTTAAGCATCAGCTAAAAGCGATTACTCCTTCGCAAATGGAGGATTTGCAAACTGTAATACGTGAACAAACCACAAATAGCCTAGCATATATCACAGAAGAGTTCGATCCGTTGATAGTTGCGAGCGCATACCTGTCAATAGTTCGACAACTTTACATGTTGTATTTAAGTAAACATGAGGCTGACGCATTATTCGAGTGGGCTAAGATGAATATGGACCCTAACTTCAAAAGGAACGACTTGCATTAGAATAAAAATAATGTAATTTTTTTGTATGGCTACTGAACCAAAAAAACTAGGTCCTTCGATGAGACCACTTATTGAATCTATTTTAAAAAAGTCATTAGATAACAAAACTCTCTCACAAGAAGCATATGAAAATGCAATTCGTAAACTTGACCTGGTTGATAAAAAAGCAAAAAAAGGTGGTCAAATGAAAAAGAAGAAAAAGAAAAAATTTCCAGACTTAAATAATGACGGCAAAGTAACAATGAAAGATGTTCTCATTGGTCGTGGTGTAATTAAAAAAGCCAAGGTCGGTATGCAAATGAAAGGCACAAGTCCTTTGATTAAAAAGAGGTAATCATGGCTGTACAACAATTAGCAAAAGATCAAGCAAAAAGAGAAAAGAAAAATCAAAAAGATTTAGATGCTAAGTTTAAAAAAGATGAAGAAGACGCTCTAAAAAACGTCGACAGAATGCAGAAGTTGATGGAGAAAATTTATAAAGAACCTGATCGTCCTATAGGACTTTCACCTAAAGATAAACTTCGCATGTTTGGTCCTGGTGGACCAATGTTAGAAGCCAAATCAGGCAAGTTGGTTAAATGCGGAGCACAGATAAAGGGCACTAGTCCTTTGATTAAAAAAAGGAAGGGGAAATAGTAATGGACAAAGCTACAGATAATAGTACCGTTATTGACGGTAAAAAAGTCCCTTACAAACTTCCTGCAACAGATCCTGCTAAATCTAAGACTCAGGGTCAAAAAGCAGTGCAAGTGAAGAAGGTACCATTTAAAGGAGTATTCTAATGGATATGATTAAAAAACTTTGGAACGACCATCCAAAAAAGAAATGGTTAATCGTAGGTCTAGTAATTGGTTGGGCAGCTGCTCAAGTTATCTAATTAATGTTATCTAAATTATTAGGCGGATCTTTAGTAGACACTGTCGGTAAAGTTATCGACAGTGTCCATACCTCAGAAGAGGAAAAGCTTGCCGCAAGAAACAAGCTCAAAGAATTAGAGAACGAAATAAATTCTAAACAAATGGACATTAACTTAGCTGATGCTAAGTCCACTGCCACTGGTATTGGCGGTATCCTGCAACGCAGCTGGCGACCTCTTATTGGAATGAGTTGTGCTCTTGCAATACTTTGGGAATATGTACTAAAACAATTTATTATGTTTGGTTTAGCTGCATTTAGTGTAGATCATGCACCTTTACCTGAGCTTGACATGTCGACTTTATTCCCGCTCGTCACGGCCTTGCTCGGAATGGCCGGCCTCCGCAGCTTCGAAAAAAGTAAGAAAATTACACAATGAAAAAAACAAAAGCAATAAAGGGAGTAATTAAAGGTTTAAAGAAAGCCTCAAAGTTACATGCCAAACAAGCTAAAACATTGAAAAAAGTCATTAGAAAAAAATAGTGGACGTATTTCAATTATTCACTCTGTTTAAAAAACAGATAGAAGAAAGAGAAGAAGGTATTCTTTCTACGATAGCAGGAGGCTGTAAAGACTGGGACGAATATAAATATTTGACAGGTAAGTTAGAAGGAATAAGATCAACAAAAGCAGAAATGCAAGAAACAATGAAGAGGTTTGAAGACAATGAATAAAACATTAATACTGCCTGATTATTTGGCAAAGAAAGAAGAAAAAGCTAAAGAAATGACTGATATGCAAAAGCTTCCTAAACCAACTGGTTGGAGACTTTTGATTATGCCACACACTGGCGTTAGAAAAACAAAGGGTGGAGTTCACCTTACAGACAAAGCGCAAGAAGAAATTCAATTGACAACTAATGTAGGATTAGTCTTGAAAGTTGGACCAGATGCGTATAAAGATAGTGATAGGTTTCCTGAAGGAGCCTGGTGTAAAGAAAAAGATTGGGTTCTTTTTGCTAAATATGCTGGCTCTAGGATTAAGATCGACGGTGGGGAGTTGAGACTTTTGAATGATGATGAGGTCTTGGCAGTTATAGAGGATCCGGAAGACATATTACATGCAACATATAAATAGACTCATGGAGGTCATGGCCCATGCCGGAACAAAAAATGGTAGATATAGACACATCAGGCAATCCTGTTGATGTAGATATCGAAACAAAAGAAGAAGAACAACTACAAGACGAAGTAGCAGTTCAAGAAGAACAACAGGATACTTCTGTTCGAGAAGTCAAATCAGATCAACCACAAGAAGATTCTGAGTTGGATGATCATTCTGATAAAGTTCAAAAACGTATTGACAAGCTTACTGCTAAAATGCGTGAAGCAGAACGTAGAGAGCAAGCAGCTCTTGAGTATGCAGAAGGATTAAAGAAGCAATATTCTGATCTTGATACTAAATACAAAAAACTTGATGATGGTTATTTAAACGAGTTTAAAAACAGAGTTGAAGTTTCCAAAACAGCATTGCAGGATAAGTATGCAAAAGCAGTGCAAGCAGGAGATGTAAAAGCTCAGGTTGAAGCTCAAGAAGAATTAACTAGACTAACAATAGATGCTGAGAGGTTAAGAGCAACACAAGCTCGTCAAAGTAAAGAACCTGAAGAGGGCACTGAAGTAAAAGCAGCTGAAGCACCCAAAGCCACTGAACAGAAAAAACCAGATCCAAAAGCAGAAGCTTGGGCTCAAAAGAACCCTTGGTTTGGTTCAGATGAGCCAATGACATACACTGTTTTTTCAATTCATAAAAAGCTCGTATCAGAAGAAGGATTTGACCCGAACTCAGATGAATACTATAGTGAGATAGATAAACGTATGAAAAAAGAGTTTCCTCATAAATTCAGTCATGAGGCTGATGTGAATGTGTCTACTGACGACAGACCCGTGCAGGCTGTAGCCAGTGCAAACCGTTCACAATCTAAAACTGCACGCAGCAAGACCGTGAGACTCACACCTTCACAGGTCGCTATTGCTAAGAAGCTCGGTGTGCCACTAACAGAGTACGCAAAGTACGCAAACAAAGGAGGTCAAGCATGACAACTAAAACCTCAAGAACTGCTGACACGCGGGAAAAAACTCAACGTAAACGTGTTTGGCAGAGACCGTCATCACTCGATGCACCACCTGCGCCTGATGGATATATCCATCGTTGGATAAGAGCAGAAGTCCAGGGATTCCAGGACACTAAGAACGTGATTAACCGTCTTCGTGAAGGTTATGAATTAGTAAGAGCGGACGAATACCCAGACTGGCAATTACCAACTATAGAAGACGGAAAAAACGCAGGAGTTATTGGAGTAGGTGGCTTATTGCTGGCTCGTATTCCAGAGGAGCTTATTGCTCAACGTAATGAATATTACAAAGGCTTGACTGATGATCAGATGCAAGCTGTTGACAATGATCTCTTAAAGGATGCTCATCCCAGTATGCCAATCAGCAAACCTGATAGGCAAAGCAGGGTGACTTTCGGTGGCTCACAAAAGACTGAATAAGTTTTTTACAGGCCATTGTTAGTTACATTTTAATAACTTACTTTTAAGGAGTAAAACAATGGCAAATCAAAACGGTAACTTTGGATTTCGTCCAGTGCTAATGATGGGTTCCGCATATCAGGGACAAGGTCAACAACAGATGACCATCGCTAGCAACGAGACAAACTCCATCTTTATGGGTGACCCCGTTGTGCTAAACGCAAACGGATCAATCTCTCGTGGCGGAGCAGCCGGTGCTGAGCTTGTTGGTGTTTTCAACGGTTGTTTCTATACAGACCCAACTACACAAAAACCAACTTTCTCAAACCATTATCCTGGTGGCATTGTAGCAAGTGATATTGTTGCACAAGTAATCAGTGATCCAGACGTAATATTCGCAGTCAAAGTGGATGATACGAACGGTGGAAGAGCACAGGTTGGTTCAACAGCTAACATCGCAACATACAGTGCAGGATCTACCAAATCAGGTATTTCAAACGTTGCATTAGACGGTACTACATTTGGAACATCTAATGGTTCTAACTTCGCTGTATATGACTTATCAACAGACCCAGATAACAGTGACTACAGTTCTGCTAACGCTAACATTCTTGTTAGAATTAACAAACACCAGTACACTGATACAACAGGAGTATAGACTATGGCTATATCTAGAAGTCAACTCGTTAAAGAGTTAGAACCAGGTCTAAACGCACTGTTTGGCTTGGAGTACGGAAGATACGAAAATGAACACGCAGAAATCTTCGATGAAGAGAGTTCAGATCGTGCTTTCGAAGAAGAGGTAATGTTATCAGGATTCGGTTCTGCACCAACTAAATCAGAAGGTGCTGGTGTATCATTTGATACAGCAACCGAAGCATTTACTGCACGTTACACACACGACACCATTGCATTAGCATTTGCAATCACAGAGGAAGCTATCGAAGATAATCTTTATGATAGACTAGCCGCTAGATACACAAGAGCTCTTGCAAGATCAATGGCAAACACAAAGCAAGTAAAAGGCGCTGATGTTTTAAACAACGCTTTTGCAGCTGCAGGTGCCGCAGGATCAAATCCAGGTGGTGACGGTGTATCACTTATCAACACAGAGCACCCATTAGCACAAGGTGGTAACTTCTCAAACAGATTAGCAACAGACGCTGATTTGAATGAAACATCACTAGAGCAATCATTAATCGACATCGCTGCATTCGTAGACGAGAGAGGTTTAAAGATTGCTGCTCAAGGTAGAAAACTTATCATTCCAAAAGAATTACAGTTTACTGCTGACAGACTAATGAACTCTGCCCTAAGACCAGGGACAGCAGATAATGATGTAAATGCTATGAGAAACATGGGTATGATTCCTGAAGGTTACACAGTTAACCACTTCTTGAATGATATCAATGCGTTCTATATCAAAACTGATGTACCGAACGGTTTTAAGTTCTTCAATCGTTCACCAATCAGAACTTCTATGGAAGGTGATTTTGATACAGGAAACGTCAGATACAAAGCTAGAGAGAGATATTCATTTGGATTCTCAGATCCTAGATGTGTATTTGGTACCTCAGGTGCATAATCTTCAATAAATATCAAAAAACAAAAGGGCGGTTGTATCCGCCCTTTTTTTATTTTAGAATACAATTTTATAAACATGACCTCTTCGGAGGACTTACAAAAGGAGTAAGACATGGCGAATAGAACAACATTCACTGGGATCGTAAGATCTAACGGTGGAGACAACAAAAGAGAAACTTACGCTGGTTCCATGGTAATGGCAGCACAGTTTTATTTTTTGCCAACAGCAGATGCAGGAACTGATGTTCAAGTATCCGCAACAGACACAAGAAAAGTAGTTTTACCAAAAAACTGTGTTATTACAGGTGTAGCATTTAATCCAGATGCAACAGGTGGAACTAATCCTACTATTGATATTGGATTTACCGATTTCGATGGTGGTACAAACTTTGTAGACACTGATGGATTAATCAATGAGGGCGATGCAGATGCAGGAGGCGTTACAACCATTTGGGGTGGTGACTCAGGCTCAGGTGCAGTTCTCGGTGATTTAGATACACCTTCAACTGAAAAAATTAAAATTGTCGGTGGTAAAGGTTCATCCGCAGCAACTGGTGGTACTATCACAGGTGTTCTTTATTATTATGTAGTAGATCAAGGTCAACCAGGTGAAGGCTTACCTAAATTAAGTTAGGAGTAAGTTATGATTAACTATAGATCGGCTAAAGTAACTGCTACGGGAAATGTTTCCGCTGGTCCCGCAAGACTGATAGCTATACACGCTGTCTGTGCAGGATCCGCAGGAAGTATTGTTCTAAAAGACTCTAGCACTGGTGCAACTTTGCTAGATCTTGATACTCCAGGCTCAGCTACAGCAGTAATTGAAACTTACATTGGTGACACTGGTTTGAGATTTCAAAACAATATTCACGCCACACTAACTAATGTAACTTCACTGACTTGCATCTTCGGATAATGGCAGACAAACAGCCACCAAAAACTAAAAAATATTTCCGCTCCACCAAAAGTGGGGCGGGGATGACTAAAGCTGGTGTTGCTCGTTACAGACGAGATAACCCAGGTTCCAAATTAAAAACAGCAGTCACAGGTAAAGTAAAGAAAGGTAGTAAAGCTGCAAAACGTAGAAAATCTTTCTGTGCTAGATCTGCTGGTCAAATGAAAAAATTTCCTAAAGCAGCAAAAGATCCTAATTCAAGATTAAGACAAGCAAGAAAGAGATGGAGGTGCTAGATGAAGATTTCAGAAAATACATCAATCTCAATGCCCATGAGAAATCTCATTAGTATATTGGGAGCCACAGCAGTGGGTGTTTGGGCTTACTTTGGAGTAATTGAAAGACTAAATAACATAGAAACAAGAGCTACTCTATTTGAAGCTGATCTTGTTAAAAATGCAGATCAAACTCCTATAGATCAAGAACAGTATATGCTACTTGAATTTGTATCTGGGCAAGTTGAGGGTATGTCAGAGGATTTAGAAAACATGGCACATAACAAAGTTAATATAACAAGATTACAAACCGATATGGAAAAAGCACTTAGTGACATTGAAGAATTAAAAGATAAGATAAGGGGTGTAAATGGTTACTAAAGTTATTATAGCATTATTATTATTTTCTTCACAGGGCACTATGCTTGAACATACTGTCACTGAGGGTGTAAAAGATTGCCTTGAAAAGAAAAGAATTATGGAACGAAATATGTCTGATACAGTTCGAATATCTTGTGCAAAAGTAGAAGCACAAATAGAAACCATAGAAGGTGTTGAATTTATCAGATCTTTGAGTAAAGTTAAATAATGAAAAAAGGAGCTAACCATGTGTGATTGTAAAACAGATGCGGATTGTATATGTCGATTAAGATAGATATTAAAACAGTTTTACCTTATTTAGTTCTAATCGGAACTATGATTATGACATGGGGTATGTGGTCTGAACGCTTGAACGCTGTGGAAAAGAAGGCAGACAGTGTTGCAAAAATGCAACAGGACATTGCTGTTATTAAATCTGAGCTTAAGTCAATGGATGACAAGATGGCTTGGATGGAAGAGTTTTTAATTAAAAACTATAAGGAATTCTAATGGAAGATGAATTGGATATTGTATTTGAACCAGACTTCGAAATTGGTACAATTCATTAATGAAACAATGTCAGATATGTGGATGTTCTTGTCACTGTTCTTTAGGGACACCATGTATGTGCGAGTGTCCGAGGTGCGTGCATGACGATCAGCCGAGCCCAGATGAGACAACAGGTGATGAAGCCGGGAAGGATTAAAAGGAAAAAGAAAAATGACAAAACTATGCCCAAGAGGAAAAGCCGCCGCAAAGCGTAAATTCAAAGTTTATCCCTCAGCATATGCAAACGCCTATGCATCAAAAATTTGTGCGGGTAAGATTAAAGATCCAAGCGGTGTAAAGAGAAAAGATTTTAGAGGACCTAAACCCTCAGGAAAAGCTGATGGTGGTATCATAGATTTTAATAAAATATCACAAGACCGTAAGAAAGTTTCAAAATTTAATAAGGGTGGCATAGCCAGAGGATGTGGAGCGGTTATGGCAAACAAAAGAAAAACTACAAAAATTATTTAAATGGCTAAACCAGGATTAAAAGAGTGGTTTAAACAAGACTGGCGAGATATTAGCACCAGAAGAAAAGATGGTAGTTTTGCCAAGTGCGGTAGAACAAAACAAAAAAGAGACGCTAAACGAAAGTATCCTAAGTGTGTCCCCGCAGCAAAAGCTGCAAGAATGACTAAGGGGCAAATTAAATCAGCAGTATCTAGAAAACGAGCAGCAGGTAACGTGGGACCTAAACCCACTAACGTGAAAACATTTGTCAAGAAAAAAACAAGCAGAAAAAATAAAGCTTGATGTAATTAATTGGTCTAAGACTGTCTTAGAACCAGTTAATAAGCACATAGGTTTTCCAGCCTGTCCTTTTGCAGCTAAGTGGAGAAAAGATAATAAAGTACGAATTGAAGTTCGTATGGATAAATCTAAATACGAAAAACAATTAACTTCAGTTATTAAATCTTGGAACAAAAAACAACATGATATAATTATCTATTGTGATCCTTTTTTTGAACAATATAGTCCTGAGCAATTTCAAGACAAAATAGATTTTTATAATAAAACCTACAATAGACGAGATGTGTATTTTATGGGCTTTCACCCTGAAACTCCCGCTGATCCAGAAGAACAAGAGTTTTTATGTGATCCCACTGACGAACCTGTTTCTCATGGAGATTTAGAATATTCTATGATGCTAATACAAAAGTTTAAGCAGTTGTATGAAGCAAGTTGCAAACTACATAAGATAGGTTATTATAAAAAATGGCCTAAGGACTACTACGAAGAAGTGGTGGCTGAAAGGCAACGTACGTATGAACAACTAAATAAGAAGAGGTAATTACCATGATGAAAAAAAAGCAAGTAATCAAAAAAAGAGGCGGAGGCATGATGAAGAAGAAGAAACAAGTCATGAAGAAGCGTGGTGGCGGTATGGCAGCTAAAAGAATGATGGGCGGCGGTATGGCTAAGAAAAAACAAGTCATGAAAAAACGTGGCGGCGGAATGATGAAAAAGAAGTAATTTGAAATGGCTACATCAGGTACAACAGATTTTAACTTAAATATTGACGAAGTTATTGAGGAGTCTTTTGAAAGAATCGGAAGGCAAGTCAGAACTGGATATGATTTAAAGTCAGCTAGAAGAAGTTTAAATCTGTTGTTATCTGAGTGGGGCAACAGAGGAGTTCACCTCTGGAAAGTTACTAATCATACTCAAAATTTAACTGCAGGAACTACAACATATACTGCGCCTGCAAACACAAGTGATGTGTTAGAAGCAGTTTTTAGAAATGGTGATACAGATACCACCATGACAAAAGTTTCAAGATCTCAATATCAAGCAATACCAAATAAATCCTCACAAGGAACACCGACTCAATACTATGTCAGAAGAAATTTATCTAATGTTGAAATTAATTTATATTTAACTCCTAATACAACTGACACTCAAATTAATTATTTTTATGTTGCAAGGATAGAGGACGCAGGAAAATACACAGCCACTCCTGATGCGCCTTACAGATTTTTACCTTGCATGGTTTCTGGCTTATCATTTTACTTATCACAAAAACATAATCCTGGAAGAGTGCAGGAAATGAAAATGTATTATGAAGATGAGCTACAAAGAGCACTAACAGAAGACGGACAAAGAACTTCTGTTCATCTTGTTCCTCAAAATTATTTTCCCGGAGGTAGTTAATGTCTTTTGCAGTTGGCGTAAAATCACAAGCTATTTGTGATCGTTGTGGCTATCAGTATCCTTACTTAGAATTAAGAAAAGAATGGAACGGTTTGTTGGTTTGTCCAGAGTGTTACGAACCTAAACACCCACAATTAGAACCACCATATTCAAGACCCGACCCTGAAGCACTGCGAAACCCTAGACCCGATCGAGTAGAGCCACTTATAGTTGATGTTGGTTTTCCTAATAGCACACCTTTTGAAAGTGTTGGTATGCAACCTGCTCCAATTAGAGATGACTTGATAATGTCCTCAGCAGTTGGTACAGTGACTGTGGTGATATCATGAACTATTCTGAACTTTTAGACAATGTAAGAAACTACACAGAGGTTACTTCTGATGTTTTATCAAACTCTGTCATTAATGTTTTCATCACAAATGTAGAAAACAAAGTAGCAAGAGAAGTTGATTCCGATGATCAGAGAAGATACGCAACAACAACTTTTGAAGCTAACAATGCTTTCTTAGATGTCAGTGGTCCTGAGGGTGGTTTTCGTTTTGCAAGAGGATTACAACTTGTCGAGACGGATGGCACAAGAACTTGGCTACAACAAAAAGATGCTACATTTATGGACGAGTACTCCGTTGAAAGATCCACCACCGATACTACTTTTACAGGCAAGCCAAAGTATTGGGGCAACTGGGATGCAACAACATTAATAGTGGCACCCACTCCAAATGTGGCCTATACAGTTGAAATGTGGTACGACGAAACTCCACAAAGAATTGGTAATGGTTCGGGGACAACCACCACTACAACATTTCTATCTAACAACGCACCCGAGGTTCTTTTGTATGGCACTGTTGCTGAAGCATATTCATACTTGAAAAATACACAAGATATGCAATTATACGATCAGAAGTTTCAGCAAGCTCTGCAATTATTTGCACAAGAGCAGATGGGACGTAAACGTAGGGACGAGTATGCAGACGGTGTATTACGACTCCCCTTAAGATCAGTAGACCCAGGAGGTAGTTAAAAATGGCAATAAATCAAGCAGTCTGTGCTTCCTTTAAACAGCAGTTGCTTCAAGGGGATCATGACATTGATAATGACACTATCAATCTTGCCCTTTATACAGATTCTGCGACCTTAAATGGAAACACAACAGCCTACTCAGCCACAAACGAAGTAGGTAATTCAGGAACATATGCAGCAGGTGGAGTAACTTTAACAGGCGCTACTGTTGGATTAACAGCAACAAGCGTCACAGCATCAACAGCATTCGTTGATTTTGCAAACGCAAGTTTTACATCAGCAACTATATCTGCTCAAGCAGCATTGATCTACAATAGATCATCAGCCGCTACTAATGCAGCTATTGCAGTTCTTGATTTTGGAAGTGTAAAGACATCAACAAACGGTACATTCACAATCGCATTCCCAACTAACGATAAAGACAGTGCTATTTTAAGACTTTCTTAATTTAGTGGAGCATTACCATGGCAGATGCTTGGGGTGAAAATAATTGGGGCGAAGGCGCATGGGGTCAACAAAGCTCGGTTACCATAAGTTTAACTGGACTATCCACATCATTTGCAGTAGGCACTGAATCAGTTGAAGCTGAAATAGCAACAGGTTGGGGTAGATCAACCTGGGGTTCTTTTGCATGGAATAATAACGTAACACAAGAGGTAGATGTCACAGGAGTGACGATGACTACCACTCTTGGTACGACAACTCAAGAAATTGGTACAGGTGTTATTGTTTCACCAACAGGTCTTGCAATAACAGGTGCTTTAGGCACCACATCACAAATAGGAACAGCAGTTGAAACTCTTGACAGTCTTTCAGTTGGTGTTGCTCTTTCAGGAGCGACGGTATCAGGTGAGGGTAGTGTCGCTATAATAGCACCTTCTGATCAATTAGACTTTGCTATAGGAACTACCACAATTGATATCTTTACACAGGTAGATCCTGTGCCAGTTACGATGACTGCTACTCTCGGAACCGCAGTCGCAGAGGCAGATGCCTTAGTAACTCTAGGTAGCTTATCATCATCATTCGCCACAGGAACAGAAACTGTTGAGGTAGGAACTGGTGTAATTGTAAGCGTTTCTACTGTTGCAATGAGTTTTGCAACGGGAACAGAAACAGTCACAGGAAGTGTATTGGTAAATTTAACAGGACTTGACTTATCAATAGTAACAGGTAATCCTTTCTCTACACCATGGGCAAACGTGGTTACTGGAGCAAGTAATACGTGGACAGAGGTAAATGCAGCATAAAAAAAATGTTGCTCGAATAACAAAAAAAGATATATTTTAATGAGGTAAAAACATGGCAAGCACATTTTCAGATAGACTTAAACTAGAACTCATGGCTACTGGCGCTAATGCCAATACATGGGGTACAAATACCAACAACAATTTAGATGTTATTGATGCTTTTTCAGCAGGTTATTTATCTAAATCAGTTGCGGGTTCTGCTAATATTACTCTTACAACAGCTAATGCTTCAGACACTGCGGAGGCGTCAAATAAAGTAATTGAACTCACTGGTGCTCTTACAGGAGATATTGTCGTATTTATTCCTGCTGTTGAAAGTAATTATACTTTTTTTAATAATACTACAGGTTCACAAACCTTAACAATTGCAGCTACAGGGCATACAGCTAATGGTACACAAATTACACAAGGCGCAAAGACAACCGTATATTGTGATGGCTCTTCGAATTTTAATGTAGAGATTGCATCATCTACAGATCTAGGTTCTCAAACTGGAACACTTCCACAAGTTTCTGGTGCTAATTTAACAAATTTAAATGCAAGTAATGTTGCTTCAGGAACTTTACCTGACGCAAGATTCCCTGCAACTTTACCCGCACTTAACGGATCTGCTTTGACAGATTTAAATGCAACTAACATTGCCTCAGGAACTTTAGCAGATGCTCGATTACCAACCGTACCAACAAGTAAAGGTGGTACAGGTTTAACTTCTCTTGGTTCTGCTGGAGAAGTTTTAACAGTTAACTCTGGTGGATCAGCGCTTGAATTTGCTGCTGCTGCTGGTTTTGGTGGATACAATTTAGTTGTCTTTAATAGCCCCGGCACATATTCACCTCCCGCTTCTTTAAAAAGTGTAAAAGTCACTGTTCAAGGTGGTGGTGGCGGTGCAGGTGGATCTTCAACAAATGAATTTCCAGGCGGTGGTGGTGGTGGCGGTGCCGCAATCGAAGCCATTCCTGTTTCCAGTATTCCGGGACCTGTTTCAGTCACTGTTGGTAGTGGTGGTAACGGGGGTAACGGTGGTAACACTAACGGTAATAATGGTAATAATGGATCAACTTCCAGTTTTGGTTCTTTTTGCTCTGCTACTGGTGGTGGCGCTGGAGTAGGAGCACAACCTGGCGGTAGATCAGATGGCGGTGCAGGTGGATCTGGTTCTGGTGGTGATTACAACCAAGATGGAATCACAGGTGGGCACTCTCGAAGATATCCTCAAGGTGGTGGTAGTTTATATGCTCAAGGTGGAGCACAAGGCGAAGACGAAATAGCCGCTCCTGCTTCTAATGGTAAGACTGGAATAGCTGGTTCTGGAGGTGGAGCAGCAGGTCGAGTTAATGCTGGTGGAACTTCTGGTGGTCCTGGCGGAGATGGTTTTGTTTTAGTAGAGGAGTATTTAAGTTAACATGAAAGCTTTAATAGATTTACAATCAACAGATTTACTTAGAATAGCTAGTTGGACTACAAAAACTGTGGATGGAGTTGATACTCATTACCCAGTTAAGGAAGTTATTCCTAACTCTGCAAGAATTTGTCAGATTGAAGAAAATGAGTTTGAAGTAAACCCAACAGCTTTATTGTGGGTCGACTGCAATACATCAGTCAATACCAGTGCGTATTATTATGACACTTCTGATTCGACAATCAAACAACTAGTTAATGCAGATTATCCTTCATAGTAAATATCCTTTACATTTATAATTTGTTAAGATAAATTCTTATTTAGAATGGAAGAAAAGAAATTATTTTTTCAAGAAAATAATTATGTTTACTTAAATGAATTTTTAGACAATGAAAATTGTCAACAATACGTTGCAGAATTTAAAAAACTAATTGATCAAGGACTTTGTAAAAAAGATCCTCAATGTCCTCTTTCTCTATCTCTGGGGCACACTCCTTTATTTGATTCTCTTTTAGAACAGTTAACTCCTCACATGCAAACCGTCACAGGTAAAAAACTATATCCTACTTACGCATATGCTAGATGGTATGCTCCCGGTGATGAATTAAAAATACATAAGGATAGACCAGCTTGTGAAATAAGTGCAACAATTACTTTAGGTTTTGAAGGCGGGCAATGGCCTATCTATGTTGGTAATAATCTAGATAAAAGTGATGCCAAACAAATAAATATGAATGTGGGAGATGCGGTCATTTACAAAGGAGAGCAAATATTTCATTGGAGAGAAAAGTATGTTGAAGGTCAGTGGCAGGCACAGGTTTTTGTACACTATGTTGATGCAGATGGACCTAATAAAGAATGGAAATTTGATAAAAGAAGAAAACTTGCTCATCATAAAGTTAATGAAGATAAAAGAGATATTTTTTTAATACAAAGAAATTCTTTTTCACAAGGTTCTTGTAAAAAAATAATAGAACAATTTGAAAAAAATTATGAAGAGGTGGCAATTGATGCTTTATTAATTGGAAATGTTTTAGATAGAACAATAAGAGATACAAAAAAAATATTAACTTTTACAGATAGAGGTATAGGGGCGACTTTAACAGGTATAGGATTAGCTGCAAATAATGAACAGTGGAAATTTAATGTTACACATTGTAATCAATGTGAATATCTTCGTTATGATAAAGATGGTGTATTTACTGATCATATAGATTCTCGTTTTGACAGATCATTTGAGAATGAAAATGAGATGCGAAAATTAACAATTATCGCTTTCTTAAATGATGACTATGAGGGAGGAAGACTTTATCTAAAACTAGGCAGAGATAAAATTTATCCTGATACTAGCTCTGGAAATGTAATTATTTTTCCTTCTTTTTTACTTCATGGCGTTGAACCTATTATTAGTGGTACAAGAAGATCAATCGTAGCTTGGTTAGCGGGCCCTTATTTAAAATAATGAAATTTCAAATAAAAGAAAAACATTTTGACTCAAGCACATTTTTTGGAGGGTGGTACATAGAAAAAAATGTTTGTGAAGAATTAATTGATTATTTTAATTATAATAAAAAATATGCCGTCCCAGGAAAAACATTAGGAGGTATAAATGAAAATTTTAAAAAGAGCACAGATTTAAGTATATCCTCTGGAAACTTTGATAATATAATAGGATTATACAGAGCATTACTTCAAAGTATGCTTGAACAATACATAAAAAAATATCCAAATTCAGGATTAACGGAAAGATTTAATATTATGACAGATTTTAATCTTCAATATTATGAGCCTAATCAAGGATTTAAAGAGTGGCATTTTGAAAATACTGGTAATTTAAATAGTTACCACAGACATTTAGTTTTTATGACATATTTAAATGATGTTGAAAATGCTGGCACAGAATTTAAAGAATATCCAAACATACAAAATAGTGCTGAACAAGGACTTACTTTAATTTGGCCTGCTGGTTGGACACACACTCACCGAGGAATGATATCTGAAAAAAGTGAAAAATATATTTTGACAGGGTGGTATAGTTTTGAAGAGCCCTATAAATTAAGAGAAAACAAATGATAAAGCCAGAAGAATTAAAAGATAAGAATTTTAAAATATTTTTAGGTATGCCTATGTATGGTGGAATGCTATCGGAGGCTACCTTGCATGGATTGTTAGAAATACAAAACTGGACTGCAAATAGTGGTATTAAAATGAGGGTACAAACTATGGGTAATGAAAGTTTAATAACAAGAGCACGTAACACTATTGTTTCTATGATGTTAGACCAAACAGATTTTGCAGCTACTCACTTATTATTTATTGATGCTGATATAGGTTTTCATTGGCAAAACATTGAAAGATTATTATGCGCCGATAAAGATATTGTTTGTGGCATTTACCCTAGAAAACATATTTACTTAGAAAAAGTAAAAAAAATATTAGAAGAAGATCCTAACGTGCCCCTAGATGAGTTAGAGGCCAGAGCCTTAGGATATAATGTTAATTTTGATAATCCAGAATTAATAAAAGGAGAGAACGGTTTTTTTAGAGTTAATGAAGCAGCTACAGGTATGATGCTAGTTAAAAGAGAAGTGTTTCGTACAATGATGAAAAAGTTTCCAGAACGTAAATATAAATCTGATCAGATAGTAAATGGTCTATCTTATAGTTCTGATAATTGTTATGATTTATTTGCCGTTGGACCTTATGAAACTAAAGGACAGATTAGATACTTATCAGAAGACTATTATTTTTCAAGACTATGGCAAGAGTGTGATGGAGAGATATGGGCAGATTTAGCGATGCCATTAACGCATTTTGGTAATAGAGCATTTAGAGGACATGTTGGGTCTTTAGTTGCTAAAAAAGACTAATTTATATATATTGGCACAATGCCATTAGTTAATTTTAGACCAGCACCCGGCATCAATAAAGAAGTAACCGACTACACAGGCGAAGGCAAGTGGACAGACGGTGATAACGTACGCTTTTTTCAAGGATTGCCACAAAAGATAAAAGGGTGGGAGAAGTTTATCTCAACCACTTTGGTGGGGGTTGCACGTGATCAACATGCTTGGGTCGCTTTAGATGGCACGAGATATAATGCTGTAGGGACTGATAGAAAACTTTACGTTATAGAGGAGGGTCTGGCTTATGACATCACTCCTATAAGAGAAACACAGGCTTTAACCAATCCTTTCACCACCAATGCTACAGTCTCAGTGGTTGTTACTGATACATCACATGGCGCACAAAAAGGTGATTTTGTGACTTTTGATTCTTTTTCAGCAATTGATGGATTAGACATGAACAAAGAATTTGAGATTACTTCGGTCGCAAACAGTGATGCTTATGTGGTGACTCACACAAGCGCAGCCTCAGGTTCTACATCAGGAGGTGGAGGAACAGGTAATGCTAAATATCAAATATCAATCGGTCCTGAGATATCCACTTCAGCTTTCGGTTGGGGCACAGATACTTGGGGCGCAGGAGGTTGGGGATCGCCCTCAACTACATCCAATGTAACATTAGAAGCAAGACAATGGTCACTAGATAACTTCGGTGAAGATTTAATTGCAACAGTTTTAAATGGTGGCGCCTTTCAATGGGATACGTCTTCTGGTGTTAGCACAAGAGCTACAGCAATATCAGGAGCACCAACTGCCTCACGATTAAGCTTAGTATCAACACCCGATAGACATTTAGTATTTATGGGCACAGAAAATACGATTGGAACAACAGGCTCGCAGGATGATTTATTAATTAGATTTTCTGATCAGGAAAATATTACTACGTATCAACCAACCGCTGAAAATACAGCAGGCTCACTTCGTATTGCTGACGGATCACGTATCGTAGCCGCAGAGCGATCAAGAGGTCAGATACTTGTATGGACAGATACATCATTACATTCTATGCAATTTATTGGACCACCATTTACTTTTGGACTACGACAACTAGGTCAAAACTGTGGTATCATAGGTATTCACGCAGGACTTGATTTAAATGGTGTCGCCTATTGGATGTCCCAAGACTCATTCTTTCTATTCGATGGTACAGTTAAAAAACTACCTTGCACCGTGGAACAATTTGTTTTTAATAATATTAATATAACGGGAGCAGAAAATGCTTTTGCAGGGCACAATGGTGAGTTCAATGAAATAATGTGGTTTTATCCTAGAACAGGATCTGACACTATCAACGCAGTAGTGGCATACAATTATTTAGAGCAAACTTGGTGGATAGGAACTTTAGATAGAACGACTTGGATTGATAGAGAAGTGTACGAAAATCCTGTAGCCTCTGACTACTTACCAACGACCACAGCCAACAATGAAACAATTTTAGGATTAACAGATGGAGCAACTCAAATGTTTTTACATGAAACAGGCAATGATGCAGATGGTGAAGCCATGATTGCTTTTGTTAAGTCTGGATCAGTAGAAATAGGAGACGGTAATGATATGTTGTTTGTGCAAAAACTCATACCTGACGTGCAGAATCAAGAGGGAACTTTAAATGCAAAGCTTGAGTTTAAAAATTATCCAAACACTAGCACAAGCACTATTAAAACAGCGACCTTTACTGACGCTACAGAGTTTGTAAGTTTGCGTGGAAGAGGTAGAGAGTTTACAGTTAATGTTGTTTCTAACACAACCGGCACAGCTTGGAGATTAGGAACACAAAGATTCGACATACAACCAGACGGCAGAAGATAATGGCAAAACTAACTTTAACAAGATTCCCTGATCCTAGAGATGAATATCAAAGAGAACAACAAGCAGAACTAATTAGACAGTTGGAAGAACTTGTTCAACAATTAAATACTCAATATACTCAAGACACACAAGAGGAATCCACAAGAAGATCGTGGTTTTTAAATAATGGCTGACGTTTTTAAAAGATTTATTGCAAATCTAACAACAACGGATTTAACAACTGTATTCACGGTGCCTACGGCTAATGTCGCAGCAACACCGCCAACACCTGTGTCAACATTTATAGTTAAATCTATTAATACACATAATTATGATGGTTCTAGTGCCGTGACAGTAAATATTGATCATCATGATGGTTCTGCTGATTTTCAAATATTTCAAGTAGATGTATCAGCATCTGACACAAATACTATAAGCACGAGTATGGTGTATCAAGAAGGAGACAAAATGAAAGTGCAAGCGAACGCAGCATCAAGAGCGATGATAGAAGTATCTTTATTAGAGGTCAAACAACAACAATAATGTATTTAATAACAAGTGTCCCTGATGACATAACAAAAAAACTAGACGAAGTAATTAATAAAAAACATACCGAAAAAGCAAATCACGATTTAGCAGGTAATATTCAAAAAGAATTTATGATACCAGAAGGTAAACCTGTCGTTTGGCCTTTAATTGACAAGTGTATACAAGCACATTTTGATAAATATCCTGGTTATTACGCTAGAATAAGTGGTATGCATAAAACTAAAAAATTTCATTTAGAGCTACACAATCTCTGGGTAAATTATCAAGGTAAACATGAGTTCAATCCTATTCATGTGCATGACGGTTTGTTTAGTTTTGTCATTTGGCAAAAAATTCCTTTTAACATGGCTGATGAAAAAGCTAGGTTTCCTCACATGAAAGAAGATGAAATAAGAGCAGGACATTTTGTTTTCATAATGAATAATGATATGGGGCAAATCGTGTCTCACGCAATTCCCGCTGATAAAGAATGGGAAGGTAAAATGGCATTATTTCCTGCATCTTTGAATCATCAAGTCTATCCTTTTTATACTTCTGATGAATATAGAATATCAATTTCAGGTAATATAGGTTTTCAATAATCGGTTGATTTATTAGTTTTTCGCCTATAAAACTATAGTATGGCGAAAATTGTAGACGAACCTAAAATCTTGCGTTATGACATGATTGATGGTGAAAAAGTCCCTGTTTACAGTGCTAAAGTAGAAACCACCATCACAAACACTAAAACAGGTCAAGAATATGATTCACATGAGGAGTGTCAGGCTGATATTGACAATCCTGAAACAGAAACAACAGAGGCACATATTAGAAGAGATGTTCACGTAACAGCTCCTAATGTGTTTGCTGGAGCACATACACTACCG